CTTGATAACTTTTAGTATCAAACATGGGAGCCTCTTCGGGGGCTCCTTTTTTTTAATTCCTTATTGAGAATTAGTCTTATTATCAATTATGCCTTACTCAACCACTGGCTCCAACACTGAGCTACAAGCTGTTAATCAGATCCTGGCGTCAGTTGGTCAGGCTCCTGTAAACTCTTTAACGACTGAAGAAACTTTTGTCTTAGAAAAAACAGATAGTTTTGTAGGTTCTATTAGCGGCACCACCCTTACTACTGAAGAAGCTAACATCCCTGTGGGGACGTACATCTCTGGTACTGGTGTAACTAATAACACTTCTATTGCTACCGCAGGTGTTGCTCAAGGTACCGCACCTGAAACCTATGAATACACTGTGAATATCTCTCAGACTGTAGCTAGTACAAATATGCTTAAGTCTGTTCTTTCTTATAAAGTTGAAACTCAAACCAACCCGGACGTTGCGATTGCGTACAATACGTTACTTGAAGTTTCACGGGAAGTACAATCAGAAGGCTGGTCTTTTAATAGGGAACGTAATTACACTGGTCTTCAACCAGGAACTGGTAATAAAATCCTAATCCCCAACAACGTTATCCAAGCAGATCTTAGTCAAGACTACGTATCTAACTTGGGTCGTAATGTGGTAAACCGTGGTGGTTACCTTTACGATACTATTAAACACTCAGATGTTTGGGATACTGGTGAAACTATTTACTTGGATATTCTGTGGGAGTGGGAATATGCTTACATCCCTCAACCTATCCAAGACTACATTGTAGCCAGAGCATCCTCTATTATGTGCAGCAGGACCGTTGGTGATCCTAATCAGTATCAAATGCTGCAACAACGTGAAGCGTATACAAGGGCTATGGCTCTTGAATATGAGTGCAATCAAAACGATTTGACCATCTTTGGTTCTCCAAAAGAGGGTACTTATTATCGTAGCTATCAACCATTTAACGCACTGTACCGATAATGCCCGCAGTAACTCAACTGACACCTAATTTTCTTGGTGGTGTCTCTAAACAAAATGACAGCAAAAAATTAGAAGGTCAGGTATCTGAGTGTATTAACGGGTATCCTGATCCTACCTACGGTCTTCTTAAAAGACCCGGTATGAAGTATATCGACAAACTGAAAGATAGTCTTGGAGCACCTTTTAATAAGACTGCTCTAGATGGTTCTATTTGGTTTTACATTGATCGTGGTACAGCTGGTTCCTACGTTGGTGCTATTAAAGGTAGTAACATTTATGTGTGGACCCAAGACGGTACGTGGTGTACCGTAACTAATACTGGTTCCAGTTACTTGACTGGCACATCTTCAGACGATTACCATTTTCGTAGTATTCAAGACATCACTGTTATCACTAACAAGTCGGTAACCTCTGCTATGCAAGCTTCAGGTACTTATGTGGCTGGAGCCGTTGCTACACTGAAACTACTGACCCTTGTATCTACTTACGACTACACTGTTACTATTCAAGGTATTTCTTCAGTCTCTACCTCTCAGAACTCCACAACGTTCGATGATATGCTGCTGTATGACAGTGGTAATGTCAACACCAATCACCACATGGTTGATGATATAGTTAATACCATCACTACTCAACAAGGTGCTGCTAATGCTGATTTCAATGGTACTTGGTGTATTGAAGGATATACTAATAGTCTTGTCATTAAACGCTTCTATGATTCAGTCACACCTGCTAACACTCCTAATCAAATCCTAACTAGTTACGAAGATACTGATCCTGCGTACTCTTCTGCTACGTGGAAAACTCACCCAGCTTCGTTTACTATTGAAGCTAAAGGTGGTCTGAATAACGACGCTTTGGAAGTGTTTGAGGATGATGTAATCAACGTATCTAAACTTCCTACTGAGTCTTACCACGGACATCACGTTACTATTCTGAATAGCGACACTGATGCCGACGATTACTATGTGGAGTACATCGCCTATAACAGTCAAAAAGGTAGGGGCTACTGGAAGGAAACCTTAGCACGTGATGTGTCTCCTGGTTTGGATGCTGCAACCATGCCGCACGAACTAGTTAACACTGGTGCTACTACGTTTACCTTTGGTCCTATCAACTGGACTGGTAGGCTTGCTGGTGATAATGTAACTAATCCAGAACCTTCTTTTATTGGTTACCCTATCAATGCTACGTTCTTCTACAGCAACCGTTTTGGTATGTTGTCAGAAGATAATATCATCTTTGGTGTAGCTAATGACTCATATAACTTCTTTGCTAAATCAGCTCTGACACAGATTGATTCAGATCCTGTTGATTTGAACGTGTCAAGCATCCGACCTGTACAGTTGACTGACGTTCTACCGTCTCCCCAAGGCTTGACTCTCTTTAGTCAACGTCAACAGTTCCAAGTTTTTACCACAGATGGCAGCATCTTGACTCCCAGTACGGCTACTGTTCGGGCTATTTCTAACTATGAAATGGATCCTAACATCTCCCCGGCTGATGTTGGTACCTCTGCTATCTTTATCAGTAAAGTACCTGAGTACAGTAAAATCTTTTCTATTCAACTACAAGACGTTCAACAGAACCCTATTGTTGTTGACATCAGTAAAGTTGTTTTAGAGTGGATTCCTGATACTATTGATGAGTTAGTAGTTAGTCCACAAAATTCACTTATTATACTTGTTGATAGAAGCTCTTCTTATTTGTATCTTTTCCGTTTCTATAACAACGGAGAGAAGAATCTATTTGAAGCTTGGACTAAATGGCAGGTGACTGGTACGATTCATGCTGCTGATATTCTAAACGATGAACTAGTCCTTGTTATCCAACACGAAGACGAGTACACTTTCCAATCAATTACTCTTGACGAAATTCCGACTGGATCAGTCACTGCTACTGCTTCTAGTACCGACGGTAACGCCTGTCTAGACTTTGCTACTAGACCTGTATCTCCTGGTGGTGGTGTGGATGCAGTTGTATATGATGCATCTAGTGACAAAACTAAAATCTACATCCCATACACTCCAATTAGTACAAAAGAGGCAACAGTCTTGGTTGCTAAACCATCCACAGATGAAGGCTATTCTTTTAAGGTTATGCCTAAAATTGAGAGTGGTACTAACTATTACTACTTTGAAGTGTCTAAAGACTTGACTGAGTTTGCTGATGGTATGGTTGTGGGTTATGGTTATGATTTTGAAGTGACTCTACCGACGTTCTATTATCGACGTAATGAGACTACCACGGACTACACCGCTAACCTTACGGTTGCTAGGGTCAAGGTGTCTGCCGGTAGAACTGGTGCACTCACCTTTAAAACACGTCTAGGTAGTTCTAAAGAATGGGTTGAAGTAAAAGAAGTTACCACGATTAACGACTACTCTGCAACGGGTAACCCTGTTAAATCGTCCTATCTATTCATCGTACCTATCCATCAACGTAACACTAATTTCGAACTTAAAGTGACAAGTGATTTTCCATACCCTGTATCGTTGGTGTCGATGATGTGGGAGGGTAACTATTCACCTCAATTCTATAGGAGGTCTTAATTATGGCAGCAGCAGCTGTTTTTGCAGGCATTAGTGCTGTATCCTCTATTGTTGGAGGTATTTTTGGCGCAAGCTCTGCAGCTAAACAAAACGCGGAAGCTAGGGCTGCCCAAGAAAGGCAGCAAGCTCTGTTAAATGAACAAGCTCGGCTTCAAAACGAGTATAACAAAGAAAAATTTGCAGCTGATAAGGAGAACTATAAGAAGCAAGCTGAGTACAATTTTAATACTGCTATTGAAAAGTGGCAGGCTGATACGACCATCCGCGCCTTGCAAGAAAAGGTGGATGCTCAGAAGTATTTGATGAGTGTAGAGAATACACAAAAGCAACTGACTTTTAACGATATTGCTGCTCGTCAAGCAGAATCTAGAGAGCAATTAGCTCTTAATGACGCTAAAGCTGAGTATCGTTTTCAAGCTCAAGATCAACTGGTTGCACAACTTCAAGCGGCTGGTAAAGCCCGTCTTGGACAAGCTGGAGGGTCATTAGTTAAACGTGTTCAATCTAACGAAGCGCAGATTGGGCGTGATTTAGCGGTCATGTCTGCTAGTCTTACAGGTGAAATCAACGCCTCTCATCTACGGTTATTCGATATTAGAGCTGGTCAGTACTCTGCCGATGCAAATGTTATGGCGGCAATGATGTTACGTCCTGAGCGTCTTCCTGATATTCCTGCACCGACGATGCCACCTGAACCTACTTGGGTTGAGCCTATGAAGATTCTTCCTGGTATGGCTGCTCCTGCACAACAGCAAAGTGTTGTCGCGCCAATTTTTAGTGGTATTAGCAGTGCTGCTAGTAACTTGGCTAGCATAGATTGGAGTAGAGGACAAGGTGGAGGTAAACAACCGGGACCCAATAATCCGTTGGCCGGTAGTGTTATGCTCCCAGGGATCGGTAATTACTCAGGTACTATACCTTCGTATAACTACTAACTATGGCACAATTTAGACGATCAATTCAGCCGACTGGTTTCCGTCCTGAGAAAGTATCTGAACGTAATATCAGTCAACTCCAAGCTTATTCCGACAGAATTGCAAATGCCTTGCGTGAAGAACGTGATGCTGTAATTTCTAATCGTAATCGAACCGCCGATGCGATGAAGGAGAACGCTCAGATTGAATCCCAACAAGCGGCAACTAATCAAAAAATTCAGCAACAAAATCTGCAAACTAAAATCAATGAGCAGACAATGTTGTCCCAAAAAGCTCTTAATGATTTTGAAGTTAAAACCAAAGAGAGTAATGCAGTTATCTCCTCAATAGCAAATCTTAGTACTACTGCAGCTAAGAAACTAAAAGAGCAAGAAAGAGCACGTAATCAAAAACAGTATGAAAATGATTTAGCAGAGATGCTAATGCTGGGAGAAAACTCTCCTAAGTATAAAGCTATTGAAGCTCTTTTGTTTGATGCTAATGCTGAAGAACTGAAAGCAAATACAGAGCTAGCTCAAGCCCAAGAACGGGGTTTAGATCCCGCTGAGGCTGACAGGTACGCTAGGAATTTTTCTGAGCTTAGTCCTGGTAACCAGATTGGTTTCCTGAACATCCTGGCTAAAAAATATACCTTTTTCCTAACTGATCAAGCGTCTGCTGATGACACTGGTTCCGCCCGTGATGGGCGTAAAGCTGGTGTGTTTGCAGCTAAAAAGCTTGAAGAGTTTATGGAGCTTCAACGTATCAAAGGTATTAACCCTGCACTACTTAAGAAAAGTGGTTTCCTTGATACGGTTTTAGAAGTTAATCAGCAGTACATGTCTACTGCTACTAAAGCTGAACGTGAAGATTATCGTACTGATTTTTCAGATGGCTTTAACGCTACCCTCGCAAACCTACAGCCTGCTGACGCTACTCATTTTATTCAAACTAAATGGCCTGAACTAGTACGTTTGTACGGAAAAACAGGTGCTCTCGATTATCTTGAAAACCTGGCTAAAGTAGTCGATTCCGACGGGAAACCTCTCTACAATACTGCTAGTATTATGGCAGCCAAACTTGGTCCTAAAGGAGAGACCTTTGGTGACTATTGGGGTAAACGCAGAGAAGCAATCGAAGTAACTTTGGCTCAAGGTGCTAACAGTATGGCACGGTTGGAAGATCAAACCAAGGATCGGGAAGCTAATGAGTATGTTAAAGATACTATACTTCCGGCTATCAAAGGTTTACTTGCTAAGGCTCCAGCTTCAGAAGACCTGTCTATCCTAGCAACTACAGAAAAACAAATCCTGGAACAAACTGATGGGGTTCTTCCTAAGAGTTGGATTGATTACAAAAGAACTGTTCTTAATCAAAACAAAGCCGAAGCCCAACGTAATGCCCAAACTGCTTTAGCTTTGCTTGGAACTGGTGAGCCTGCTAACATCAATAAAGCCCGAGAAATCATCAATGGTATCTCAGACCCTGACCTTAGAAAGGAGTTGATTAAGCAGCACCAATCAGTTACTAATCCCGTTCAACTTTCAAGTGAAAACAAAAAAACTCTTGAAAAATCTATCACTGCAGTAGCACGAGAAATCGTAGATAATACTCTTGAAGGTTCGTCCAGTAATACAGCACTTAGATTAGCTGGTTACGTCCGTACAGATGCCTACAAGATGTACAAAGAAGAGTTTGAAAAAACTCGGGATGAAACGTTAGCATTGGCAAATGTTCAAGCACGTCTTGATGCAGCAAAGATTCAAGCTAAAGCTGGTGAAGGTCGTTATCGAAAAGGTTTTGGTAAATTTAACGAAACGATTTTTCCCGGACTAGAGTCTGAGGATAAAAGTACTCAAGCTGCTAAAGACGCACGGCTCCAGTCTATGATCAAAAAGGTTCAAAAAGACGGGATCAATGTTCTCAGCATTCCTGGGTTTTTACCTGAAAAAGAACTACGTACTGCTTCAGAAGCATCTGAACAAAATATTCCGCTGAATAAAATTGTTACAAAAGAAACCCTTGCCTTGAAAAATGCTCTTAGCACAAAAGGTAAGAACGTAACTTTTGGCGAACTTTTTAATCGGCAGATTGCTGCATACAACTCGGCAAACCCAGGTAATCCTATTAGACCTGTCGGTATTAGTCCCTTGTTACAAATTATGGATTATGCACACGCTCCTACGTTACAGGCAATTGCTAATAATGCGACCTCTGCTAATGTAGCAAGAGGCATTGCTGAAGCTTCTCCTGGCGGCAAAGAGCTTCGCAATAACATTCGTCCGTTTTTCTCTGGTAACTCAGGTACGAGTACAGGTCCACATGGGGATTTCCGAGTGAGAGATTTAGCCACTGGACAATATATTGATCCTACACCCTTTCTAAAAAAACTCACTGTTAACGGTAAACCGTTGACCGAACAGTTTACAATGACAAGTCCATTTGGTATGCGTACTCATCCAGTTCACGGAGGACGACGTATGCACAACGGTGTTGACTACGGAATGCCTGTTGGTACCAAAGTAGACGTTGATGCTGATTTCTTGGAACGGGTCTATGATCCAGGCGGCGGTAACATGAACATTTACACCTTTACTGAAAATGGGCGTAAATATGAATTGTTGGCACTACACGGTAAGTAATTTAATTAAAACTAATGAGCAATCTTCTTAATTATGGAGATCTTGAAGCGGATTATGTTTTAACTGAGGAGGAGGAAAAGACGCTTAGTTCTGAAGAATCTCAAGTAGAAATTCAGCAGAATCTTGAGCAAATTGAAATGGAGCAGGAACAACAGCAAGCAGAGGCACTAGCTGCTGAGCAAACTGCTGCTGCTCCTACCCCTCAGATGCAACAACCTCCTACGGGAGGTGGAGAATCCCAACAAGCTCCTGGTCCTTCTACGGAAGAACCTTTTGACACTAGTAAAGATTACGCCTACTATGCCGCTCAAGGTATGAGTCGGCAAGAATGGAATCAACGACAACTTGGTGGTGGTGTTGACAGTGAGATGAAAGGGTTCTATCAAGACCCTAAAAGTGCTTTTGAACTAGCCACTGCAGTCCCCACAGGTCTCCTTGATTTTGGTATTGATTTTGCTAATATGGCGTTGAGCCCTAGTAAAATTAAAATACCTAAACTTAGTAAATACGAAAACGGTATTGCACAAGCTGTTAGGCAGATTACTTCTGTTATTGGACCTACTATGGGTCTCCAAGGACTTGGTATGAGGCTTGGTGCAGCAGCTCAATCACGTGTAGGTTGGAGTCTTGGTAACACCGCCTTTATGCGTTTTCTGGGCTCTCGTGGTATCGAAGCTGGAGCCAGTGTAACAGTCGGTGCTGTTAGCTCTGAATATGAGGGGGATAACGCACTTGGTCAGCTTAAACAAGCTCTACCTGCGCAGTGGGATTTTATTCCCGATAACTGGGCAACTCTTGAAGGAGATTCAGTAGACAAAAAGCGACAGAAGAATATTAACGAAGACTTGGCTCTTGGTTTTATTATTCCTTTTGTTAGTGCTGCTGGTAACTTTCTAAAGCAGACAGGTGTACTTAAGCGTACCCTTGACCCTAAAACAGGTATTTATAAAGATGCTCCAGAGATTGTAGGTAAAACTAAGAAAGCTCAACAGTTCCTTGATGATGCTAAAGTTGTAGACGATTCTGATGAATTAACTTCCTATGCACTAAAACAGGAAGATGCTCTAGATGAACTCGGCGCGTATAACCTTTCTGAAAACCCAAACATGGACGTGGCACTGAAAGGTGTTCACGATCTTTTTGATTGGAATGAAATTGGTCAACGTACCGTTGATGACTTTGGTATTGTTGGTGCTAGCCTTGATGCTGTTCGTATTGCTAAAAACTACGATACTGTGTATGGTCGCCTGGGTAATATGATTAGCCCGCCTGCTATTAAGTATGCAAGTAAGTCAGCTAATGCTTCTGAAGAGATTGTCTTAGGTCTTACTAAGCAACTTAAGGATGCTGATGAGTACGGGATGCAGGCCAAGAACTGGTCTATCAGTTTTGACGATGTTATTAAGCAAGGTGAAAAACTAAGCATTGAATTGTTTGACCCCTCTATGGGTGTTAAACAGCTACGTGAAATGCTTGATCCCTTCATTGTTAAATCTAAAGATGGGGTTGAGTATGTAGCAGAAGAAGGTTATGCTTCTTTGTTTAATGCCATCAGTGGTATGAGCAAAGAATACACAGGGCTTGATATTGCACGGACACAGGCTTATCTTGCCACATCTTTGGCTGGTCAGGTTTCTGACATTGCAGAAGGTGTTCGTATTAACGCAGGTTCTAATGCAGTTTTTGGTGCCAAAGAGCGTATCAAAGATAACCTTATGTACCTCATGAAGCTGCAAGGCGTCACTAGGTACTATGCAAATAAAAAGGCTGCTACACGTAAAACTTTTAAGCAACTACTAGCAAACGGTGAAAAACCTAAAGCCGATGTTAATCCTAATGAACTGCCTCGTGTTCTAGAAAACATTCAGCAGGAAGTTGAAGCATTTGGTCAGAATCTAGATTATCTTAATACCTATCACCCTAAAACCGCTGAAGCTCTACTTGAATTGTATGAGCTGTCTGATGGTAAGATTAACAGCATCACTAAACTGACTGAAGATATTAACCACTCTTTCTTGCGTCATGCTCCTTTGATTGATGCTGATCCTGATGCTCCAAACATTCTTGTTCAAGCAGTAAGGGCTAATTACTACAACTCTATGTTGTCGGCTATTGGTACTGCTTCTACTGCTTTGTTTGGTCAGCTTGGTGGTATTATTTCTGAACCTGTTTCTTATTTTGCAGGCGCTCTTCTTAGTAAAGATTTGGATTCAGTTCAACGGGGTTGGATGGCATACAACGCTATTTGGGATACTCAACGTAAAGCACTGCCTTACGCAGGTAAGATGTTTATGAAAGCTTCCCAAAAACCAACTTCTGTTCTAAGTGAATCTCGTCTTGATTTTACTATCAAACAGGAACGTAAAATTGCACAGTATAGGAAAATCGCTGAAGAGCAATCAGCCCAAGGCGAACACGCTATGCTGTATTTTACCAACTTGTATGAGAACCAAATGCACATGGCACAAGACCCTGTGTTTAGGTTGGTTCCCAACACATTCACTGGTTTTGATGGCTGGAGTGGTGCAACCCTTGCTAATGCAGAGGCACGTTTCCGTGCTATGAGTGAGCTAAAACGTCTTGGTAAAGATATTACTAAAGATGAAGTCAAACGTCTTGCTGATGTTGAATATAACAAAATGTTTGACGAGAATGGGATTCTTGTTGATGAAGCGGTTAAATACAACAACGCTGATATTTCGCTAAACCTTGATACTCAAATGGTCAAGGCTGCGAATAAAGTAATGAGTATTGTGCCTGTTTCCAGGTTGTTCTTCCCGATGCCGACTACGTTGGCTAATGTGTTTAAACAAGCTGATAACTATGTTCCATTGCCGTTTAAATCGTTCCAAAAGGACATCAATGAACTGACCTTTACTCCAATGGAGGATTTTGCCGTTAATCCTGATCTAGTTGAGCAACTACTGACTAGTCGTGGTATTGATGTTAGCAATATGGATGAAGCGGCTCGCCTTGACAAGCTGCTTGATCTAAAATATAAAACTCTTGGACGTAAAGCTGTCGGTAGTTTCCTTACAGGTACGCTTGTAACTGGTATGTTCCTTGGTCAAATTGAGTTGACTGGTGATGGCTTCTACGACCGTAGTGCCCAACGTTCCCGTGAAATCAACAGCGACTGGGAAAAACGTACTATTAGTGTAATGGGAAGTCCCCGGATTGCTTATGAAAAAATCCTCGGTCCTGGTCTCAGTAATTGGGTAGCTACTCTTGCCAACATCGTCGATAATTTTGATTCTATTGGTGAGGCTGCTTTTGAGAACTTGCTGGATAAAATGATGTTCATCTTGGCTGGTGCTGTTACTGACCCGCTCAAATCTTCACTGACTCCTCTCACTGACCTTATTGGTGGTGAGAATATGGATGCAGTCAACCGTTTTGCTGCTGGACAAATTAACACCCTCGGTCCTCTTGGCGGTCTTCGTAATGAAATGGGGCGTGTTATTGACGGTGGTTTGAAAATTGTTGAGCAAGATCTTCTGTCTCTTATCGCTAACCGCAACCAATTGGTTGGTGTGTTTGACCCTATTAACCGTCTTCCAGATCTTTACAGTCCTGTAAGCGGTAAAATCCCTAATAAGTACACTTTACTGCAACGGGCTTGGAACTCTTGGGCTCCTATTAAAATTGCACCTACGCAAACTAAAGAAGAGAAATTCTTGGAAGAAATCGAGTTTGATATTACTACTACGTTTAAAACACGTAATGGTGTTAAATTAAACTCTACGGAACGCTCTGAACTATTTCGTTTAATGGGTGAGCAAGAGTACTTTAAGAGGAGTGTTAATTCAATTATGAATACAGCACAATCTCGTAAAACTGTTGAACGACTTAAAGTTGCCCGTCAAGGTGGGGTTAGATCTGATCAGTTAGATCTTAAAGATTTTGACCTTGTTCATTACAAACTAGGACTTGCATTACGTGAAGCAGAAACCGCTGCCTATGCAGCTCTTAACTCTGATATGAGGCTTGCTATTGAAGCCCGCATTCTAGCAGTAAAACAGCAAAAGGAAAAAGCCCAAATGGGTATTATTGACCCTACCTTATCCATCCGAAAGTAAACCTAATAACCAAACCATTTAATTATGGCTACAACTTATATCGAATATGATGGGACAACGACTCCGGCGGTTAACGGTACTAACGTTGAATTCACCTTTCCGTTTCCCTATCTAAAAATTGAAGACGTTCGGGCAAGTATTGACGGTGTAGGGGAAACTGGTTTTACAATTAACCCCTCTACTCCTACTCTTTTAACGTTTGCTACGCCACCGCCTGATGGTACGACGGTACGTATTTTCCGACAAACTGATGCTGATGCTACTCCTTCAACTTTCTTTGCTGGTTCTGCAATTCGTGCAAAGGATCTGAACGATAACTTTGATCAAGTCCTGTATATTATGCAGGAACGCAATGAGTTTCTTCAAGATCTTCAGCTTGGTCAGTTGCCTACTGGTGGTCTTGGTACTGCTGCTTTGCAGGACGACTCTGTAACGGCAGATAAACTCCGTGATGATACAAGTGTTGATGCAAACCG